GGCATTTCCTTCTATCAAACTAGCAATAGAAGCATATAAATCTTTTTTCTCTTTATAAGCTTTTATCATCTCTTTATCGTTTGAGAGGGATGCCATGACTCGAACTTCTTGAGATGAATAATCAGCCCCCACAATACTGTAACCTGGATCAGCTTTAAACATCATACGTACTGCCTTATTATGACTTGGTATCTGTTGAAGATTTGGATTACTACTACTAAATCTTCCAGTACGAGTACCTGTACTATTGAAGTGGGAATGAAGTCTACCTGTTTTTGAATTAATCATTTCTGGTAACTTATCAATAAAGGTAGTAAGAAGTTTACCATACTCTCTACGCTCTAACATTAATTCGCAGAGAGGATAATCTTCAGCTAATCCCTCAAGAATATCTTCTCCAGTACCTCTTGGATTTTCTTCATCTACTACTGGTACTTTTAGTATGTCATATAATAAAATAGCTAGTTGTGTCGGACTTCCTAAATCAGGAGGACTTGCTAATTGATCACTTTTTGATTTACCTAATTTACCAGTTCTACCCACTTGCTTTTTCTGAGCTGCAGGAGTACTACGTCAAGCATTGATAGTAGGCTCTAACTTCAGTAACTCTTCATCTATCTTTTTCTGCAGCTCCTCATCTTGATCATGATAAACCTTAGATAATCTCTGTGCATAATCTAGATCCATAGCAATACCTGTCAACTCCATCTTAGAAGTAACGTTGAGTATAGGCAGCTCTATATCTCTAAATACTTTATACACATCTTTCATCTCAGGAGCTGTTAAAATAGGATATTGCCAATTAAAAAGCTCTACAGTATCCAAAGGGTCCAGAGCAGCATATAAAGCCATCAACTCTGGAGGAACATCCTCATAATCTACTGTCTTAAAAAACTCTTCAATTGAATAAGTCTCCTGAGTTGGATCGATGTGCAGTGAATATTGATCCTTCAGTTTTGCTGACTCATTTTCATCAATCAACTTAGCTGCAACTTGAGTATCCCAGAAAACTGGAAGCCAAACATCACAAGTACATCCTAAAACCTGATAGTCAAATTTATAGTTATGCCAAATACAATCACAACCAGCTTCTTTTAATCTTTCGAACTCTTCCCTAATATCTGCTTCCTTTAATTGTCATTCATACTCCACCTTAGTAATAGGATCTCTATGATGTAGTGGAATATAGGCCGCTTTCTGTGATTCTACATATAAACAGGGACCCATTAACTTACAAGTTATTGGGTCTAAACTTTTATTTGTTTCTGTATCAATACCAATACGACCTTTTACAATAGCTGCACTGATATAATCGTGGAGCTCTTCACGAGACTTAATAACACACACCTGATCTTTTCTATGTCCAAGCTTTTTCATCATTTCAACTTCAATGAGCTTTAATTTATCTGTTAAAGAAGTTTTTTTAGAATTGATACGCTTCTCAACAGAAAGCTCTTTTGGAGCTTTAATCTTATCTAAAATTTTCTTAGTTTGATTTGCTGATGAAGGTATTGCAAAAGCTTCTCCTCATAAGTTTTGTGTTGACAATTCAGTCATGAAGTCTCCTATCTAATAATGTGTAACCTTTCTTTAAGCTGCTTCATTGCTTCTTCTCTAAAGGCTTTAGTCTTTTCTATGTCTAATACATCAGATTCCAATAAGACATCTCTTTCAGTACCTCTTCCATCTTCTCTACGACCGTATCTAGTGTAGTGATAGAAGTCTTCTGGAGCAATATCTTCATTCTTAGAAATATAAGTGAGCTGCTGAGTATCAGATCCTCTAACAAATGCAGAAGCTTTTTCTAACTCTGAAAAACTTAACTTAACTCCTAAAAAGTGAATAGGATATTTACAAGTTTTTAATATATTAATAAGTTCATCATCCATTCTATCTAAAATAGATAACTTACTTATACCTACTGTAATATTATCTAGTCTATCAGCATATTGATTGATATAATCAATGCCTCTCTTTTGCTCTTCAAGAGTAGTAGCCTGAGCTACAAACATAAAGTTATATTTATCTTTATATTTTTCAATTGTAGGTAGATTAGCTTCAAAAGATGCTATTGTAGCTTCTATGTCATTCAAAACATCTGGTACAATAAATTCGTCCACCCTCAATCTGTTAGTCTCAGCTAGATCAATGTAGTATTGCTGATCCATACCGTTCTGCTGCTCTTCATATAAACTATTATCCATAATAACATAAGCATCTGGATTAATATTCTCTGGCTTATATTCACCTGCTAAAAAAGATAATAACATAACATAGTTTTCATCTTTGTAAAGCTCCTGAGCACTTACAGGATATATATTTGCAATGTGAAATCCTTCCAACCTATTACTTCGTCTCACTAGCACCCTCCTTTGATTCAATTAACCACTCTAAATATTGTTTAGTTTTCTTGAGGTCTTCTACTTCTTTAGTAGGATCCTTATGACCTGCCCTGCATATATACTTAATTATCATTCCTTTGCAGAGACCTTCAAACTCTTCTTTTGACATCTTACTCTTCCAAATATCTAACGTAGACACTCCGCCTACATCATAGTAGGAAGAATTAGCTAAGTGTCCTTCTCTCTTTATTTCCTTAGTCATCTTGCAGTCTCCTAATAAGCATATCTACGAGGTCTCACACCACCTTCAGTTTCAACAGTGGCATTTGTAGTGCTCTGAACTACATCTGGTTGATTGAGTGTGATGCTAGTAGTAACAGTTGGAGCTTCTACAGATCCTCCAGATACAGAAGGAGTGAAGATATTAGTCTGAGCTGCCTTTACTGTATTGGAGGTCTTTGTCACTTCTGGAAAATTACCTGTAGCTAGATAATGATTCATCTCATCAGCATTCTTCTTTAAGCAGAAGAAGAAGGATAGATCAAAATTATCAAATCCACTAAAATCAGGAACATAAACTTCAGGCTTATACACATTTTGATTTGCTGGAAGAATATCGTAAGTTGTATTCTGATCTCCCTTAGCTCCATGTCTCTTTATTTTAAATAAAGTATTTCGCAAATCACCGTAGTCATCCATGTAGCTCTTTAAAGTCTTGGATAATGCTGCTGGACGATCTCATACACAAGGCTGTGCAATCATCTTGCCAGTTTCTGGATCCTGGATGTAACGAATTAACTTACAGAAGAATCTCAGAGATACTTTAGATTGAGTTTCTCCTCCACGAGCACAGAATGGACATAACTCTAAAGGTTCATGAGCATTACGTAAACAAGATACTTTCTTATAAGCTCTCTTACCATTTGCTGTTGGAGTGGATATTGTATGTACTGCATCTAAATCAAATTCACTTACATCAGAGTAAGGAAAGCGTACGATAGCCTCATCTCCATCATCCGCTAAACTAAAGAAGTTAACTCTAACAAAATTATTGTTGGAGTTATTACTACTTGAATAATCATTGTAACTGTTAAAATCAATTTTTGCCATAATAATTTTTTCCTTTCACTTTTAGTATACTTGATGACCTATATAATGTCAATATATTTCAAACCATAACTGTCTAGCAAAGCATAAAACTCTTGCTGATTGAGATCATTTACATCTCGACCTTCTGGTAATAAAATATCTACTACAAACACATCTTTGCGCACCAGCTTCTTAAATCGTTCTGCTCCGTGCCTTCCTGCCTTATCGTTATCGTAAAGCAGTATATAAGTTCGAATAGGAGTACTATTTAATACATCCATTTGACTATCAGATGTACCTGCTCCTAATAAAGCCACACAAGGCAGCCCTCACTGATAAGCTGATAAAGCATTAAACTGACTCTCTGCTACCCCACAAATTCTACTCCCTTCTTTTAAAACTTCTGAAAGTAAAAATATATTGGATTTATCAGCTCCCTTATCATTAATAAATTTTTTATCTGATACTCTTCTTCTAGTAAGATTTTTCAACTTACCATATTTATCATATAATGGAAATACTACACAATCTGTTAAAGGATCATATTTAATATTAAACCTCTTGCAAGTGTCTTCGCTTATACCTCGAGAAGCAAGATAAGGGTGATAACTCTGCATATGATCCAATACAGATTCATCTAATACTTCTTCTTTTGGTTTATTGAGATCAATGGAAGGCATTAAACCATAATCTGACTGAATTAAAGTATTTCCAAATCTCTCTAATAACCATTCCTTCCCAAAGCTATCGGATTCCTCAAAACACTCTGCTATAAAATGCCATAAGGGGCCACTTGAGTTGCAAGTAAAACAATGAAAACTACCATACTCAACATCTCCCTGTCTACTAGCATAAACTCCACAGCTTGGATTATTTTCATGTCCACCTTTGTGGTGGGGACACGTAACTAAAATATCGTCTCCTTTAGGTTGAATATCTCTGAGTTTACCATTTGTGAGTTCACGCTTTACCTGATTTAATATCTCTATAATTGGAGCATCTATCAAATGACCATTAATAATAAGATCCATTACCAGATCTCCTCTCCTTCAGCAGGCTCCAATAGAGGAGGTGCCTCTGCAGGCTCTGCT